GTACTCTATGCCGGAGTCCAGCCTGACCTTGCCGGGCATGATCTTCGTCTCCTTCCGTTCCTTGTCTGACACCATGACGGCATCCACTGCGTCCAGTCTCAGCGTCGCTTGCGCACCTGCGCGTGCTTTGTCGCAGAGCGCAAGGTGATTGCAGTCAATGTTGCTCTGGGCATGCGTGTACTTCTGGCCCTCGAATTCTCCATCCTTTCGTTCTACCTGGCACTTATAGCCCAGAGACAACTGCAGCCGCCCCCCCTCGACGGCCTCAATCCCGTCTTTGGTTGTGATCTTGATTGGGACGCGCACACTGTTTCCGTCTCGCCGCGCGTTCTCGCCGGTCATGCCTATGGCAAGCTCTTTGGCATTCTCTGGCGTGACGAACTCGGCGGGATGGCCGTCCGTGATCGGTATCATCCGAATGGACTTCAGGGCGTCATCCGAGAAGACAACCTCGTCTGAGCGGAATTCATGGCGAACGCTTCCGTCTTTCAGGCGATACGAGAAGACGCCCGTGCGCGTGATGATAGGATCGGCGCTGATAAACCCATCCGCCCCGCGCTTGATGCTGCCCGGGAGGTCGAAGATATCGTATCGTTTGACTTCGGTCATCGGTTACCCTTCGTCTCTGTCGATGTAGAAGAAGATCCCCACGCGACCCAACTGATTGTCCTGCGCGCTCGTGAGGCTGATGAGCGTTCGTGCGCTGGCCAACAGGTTGATCTCACGGTCTGTCGTCTTGTCCACAATCGGCGCAACAGGTGATCCGGCGAGAAGCGTTGCCGATAGCAGGGTAGTCCCAAGCGAGATACCGGAAGGATCGCTGAAGACCGAAACGCCGCTGACTTCGGATGAATTCCGATTGAGGTTGTATATCGGAACAGGCGTGGTGCCTGGCGTGATCGTCGGCGCTTCTATGATCTCAAGCAACGCCGACGTCGCGCTGTGGTACACCTCCACCGTCTTCAGGTGGATATGCGGCGCGGCCGGGGTCAGGATGTCGAAGAGAATCGGACCCGCGATGTCGAAGTCCGCATCCTCCTGCCACAGCCAGAATCCCTTGCCGTCGTGGATCGCGGCATGCTCAAGGCTGAGCACTCGCACTGCGGCGGATTCCTCATCGAGAGGAGCGTCGCCCGTCTTCCTGTTGGTGCCTTCTATTCGCGGATCGGACATTATGCTGCCTCCTCTTGCAATTCCTGAATGAACGGTTCGGCAAAGCACCGGCAGAGGATATCCTGCCCGGGGTGAAGCTCGACAGCATTGATCCCGCTGCGAGCCCGCCACTTATTGGGCTGCTCGACGGTCGCGTACAGGCTCGCGTTATCCCAGCGGCCGAACTTGCCGTCCATGTTGCGGTGCTTCGTCCTGACCCGCGTGTCGTCCGAGTCCCGCCAGATGTACTTCGAGATTCCGGCTTCCTCTTGGCGCATCTGAGTGAGACGGCCATTGAGCTTTGAGACTTGATCGCGGGCTGTCAACCGGGCGCGCTGCTTCGTCTTGCCAAGCTCCGCTTCGATCTCTTTGGCTATCGTCTCGTGCCGCGCTCCGGTCGAGAAGCCACGCTCGATGATGCCATTCAGCTTGTTTAGCTCATCCTCCTGCATCCCCTTGAACCACTTCTCGTTTGTGGTAGCGAAAAGCCCAAGGCGATCTCGCAAGCTCGGCTCTGAGGTCAGAAGACCCACGCCCACGGTCTTGCGGAGGATCTTCTGCCATTCCTTGTCGTTCCAGTTGGATGTCTTCTGGCCGATGTCCACAGCCAGCGCCCCGACTTCGGTCTCGCGATCCGTCGCGCCGATCCGCAGGATGCCCAAGAGCTGCTCGACGCGATCTGACCAAGCGTCTGTGCGGAAGAGTTCGTCATCGGCTTGTGCGGCAATGGCTGGCAGAGCGGGCAGAACGACTTCTTTGACCTGGCGCACGAACGCCTCGGCCTTCAACTGCAAGGCGCGCGCATAGCTGCGCTCAAGCTGTCGCGGATGCAGCCATGGCGGGGGATTCTTGATCTTGGCCGGGGACGTCCGCTCTGCCGCGATGGCCAGCGAAATCGGGGACGTCGCCAGAACCATTGATAGGGCCTCCAGGAGCGCGGACGCTGGGCCGTGGCGAAGCGACCAATAACGCCCGCGCCCCCCGGGAAGTGGGACGGACACCCTATATATCGTGATTTGCGCGGCGGATGGTACTACTATTCCACTTGCGGCGGCTTGCGTCGCACCTCACGAATCTTCTCTGGCGCAGGCATCGTGACCTTCTAGGCGACACAGGCTCTTGCGTCTCCCGCCTCTATTGGGCCAGCAAAGACCCGGTGACGCTCTTCCAGTAGCGCAAGTAACCCCTCAAGGGGCTTACTCTTTCGCTCTACCGGCACGACTGGGGCAGCCTCCGAAATCTCATGGCACACAAACAAATGAAAGTGCAATGCTTCCGCGCCCGTCTTTTCCTCTTTGGTCAGAGGGGTCAAGAATTTCACGGTCTTCCCAACACATAGCTCCCGTGATACCAACGCAAGGTAGTCTTCTACGCTGCGCTGTGCCGACTGGATTGCCTCTTCTTTGGTCTCCCCAATTCCGCATTCGCTAAACGGATCAGCCCACGCGATCCACTCCCCGTTCTCCTCCCGGACGTAGATTCCAACGGGTCCGTAGTACTCAATCTGCTGTAGCATACTGTCCTCCCAGCCTCCCCTACAACCGAATGCCTGGACATCGCTCCATATCAGCGAATCACTCACCCTGCGACTCTCGGGCGGCTTTCTCGGCGGCTTCGGCCTCCGCCGCAAGCCGTGCCTTTTCCTCTTCGGCGATGTTCGCGGCATTCTCCTGCTCATCGAGGTCGTCTTGCTCAATGGTGGGGGGCGTGGGGTTGTAGGTCTGGCCACCGAAGCGATATCGCGCGATGTCTGTTTCTCCGAGAATGCCACGGTCCACATTGTTGCCGTCGCCCTCGGAATTGAGCTTGTAGACGTCGGCCATTTCCTTGTCGTTCATCTCCCACAGAGGGTTGAATTCGACGGACCACTTCTCGGGCTCGCCGCCGGTCGCCGTGAAGCAATACCGGATAAGCGTTTCGAGACGCGGCCTCAGACTCGACCGCTGGCCGGACCGGATGCTATCGTACCACATGCGGATATCGGACTCGCCCGTGGCATTCTGCCCGGCGGGGCTACGGCCCATCAAGAGCGTGACGGGGATTCCAGTCACGGAGGATATGGACAGCATGAAGCTGTCGAGGAGCTTGTCGAGTCCCGCAACCGTTGACGAGTGTTTGGCGAAGCTCTCTTTCGAGTCCAGTAGGACCGTGTTCTTGACATGCTTGCTCAGGTCGAGCATTTCCAGGCGCTGCCTGAGTAGGTCGTCGTTGCCGGCCATGATCATATCAAGCATGTTGTCGACCTGAATGATCGTCATGACGAATTCGTTGACGATGAATTCCGAGCTGTCATACACCGCGCCCATCTGCCGCACTTGCTCATAGACGGATTCGAGGATGGAGTCGTGCCACCAGTTGTTGGCCTGCAACTCGCGGCCGGGAATCTTCGCTCCGTCGAAGCGAATCAGGCGACTCGCGTGGACGGTGAATTGACTGCCGCCGGTGATCGGGGTGATCTTGTATTTCGTCGGCTCGCCGAAGAGCGGGTCAGTTGGGTCGGTGGATATCGAATCGTGAACCACCTCGACCTCGCGGCGGTCGAAGACGCGCAGATACATGATGTCACGGATGCGGCTCTCATTGACCGGGCGCCAGAGCGCCATGCCATCATTCAGGCCAATCAGAATCACCGCGCCGCCGTAGAGCCTCGACCATATGAGCGCGTCCGTGTATACCTCCTGCGCGCCAAGCTCTTCCAGCTTCTGAAGAACCTTGTCCTCGTCATCGCCATTGATCGTGAACCAGTTACGCGTCATCTCGACGGCGGGCAGATTCACGATGCGGCGCGATAGCCCGTTGCCGCGGTAGAGATTTGTGAGCGTCGGATCAGAGAGGAGCTTCCCGGCCTTGAACACTGTCGACAAGCGCTTGTCGTGGTTCGGATCGCCCAAGCCAGTCAAGGCATTCGCAAAGCCGTCCGTCCGCGCCTTGGCGCCGCTCTTCTTTCCGGGCATGCTTCCTCCTACATCCTCAGAGACGCGGCGCTGTAGACGAGACGTTGCCCGCCGAAGTGAGTATACAGCCCATATCGCTCGGCGTCCTTGGCATGGTCGCCTGTTTTGATAGGCGCGTCAATACCTTGCAACTGCTTTTTCTGATCCCACACGTAGCCGGAATACTCCTCAATGGTCTTCGTGCAGCGGCGCATGATGGTATACTGACCATTGGCAAGCATGGTCGCCTGGAAGCGGATGCCATCGAGGACGCTGTTGTCTGCGTCGCGGATCGGGAGCCCAAGGCGCGAGCATTGCAGCTTGAAGCTCAAGGCAGATGGGTCAACGTAGATAGCCATAACGCCCGCCTGTTCGCGCCTGTCTCCGGCGACTTGCGCGGGCTTCACTGCAGCGACGAATGCCTTCAGGTCTTCCGCATACTCCGCATCCGTCTTCTGCCGCATCTTCTCTGTGCTGTCATAGTAGTATTCGCGCTCGGCGCAGACGACGGGCCTTCCGTTCGGCTGCATCTTCACGCCCTTCAAGACGAACACCGTGGGGTTGCCCGTCCCGTAATCCACGCCGATGATGTAGTAATCCGGCGCGTCATAGGGCGGCGCGTCCACGACATGCACGGCCTCATCGAATCCGTCATAGATCGCGCCTTCGGCCATGACCCATTCGCCAAGAATGAAGCGACGATAGAACAGGCCGGTGTGCTCGCGTTTCAGCGCGGTCAGGAATTCGGGGTCAAGGAACGTCGCCTCATCCAACGGCCAGCTAAACATCCGCCAGTCGAGTTCTTCAGCCCGATCCATGAAGTCCTTTTTGAGCCAGTGCGCGGGCGAGTCGGGGTTCGTAGTGCCGAATCCCTTTGACCCGGGAGGGCTCATGCGTGACAGACTCATGTTGAAGAAATTCCGGGGCAGTAGCGTGACCTCGTCGTAATAGCTGCCGGCGGAAGTCGAGCCCCGGATGACGCCTTCAGCCTTCGCATCGCTCGCCCCGATACAGTGCATCGTCCTACCCCATAGCTGTATCGTCTGATTCGTGTACCGCATAGAATCGCCAAGTAGCTCAAACATAGGAGTGACGACGTTCCGCTTGACTGCCCCGAGCGTGCGGCCGAAGACGAATAGAGGGCCGGGCGGGTCGTCACGCGCGGTGTAGTCAATCCACCGCATGATGGATATGTACGATTTGCCGCTGCGGACCGGGCCATGCCAGAGGTTGAAGCGACCTGTACTGTCTCGGAATGAGCGGAGTTGGGCGGGGGAGAGTTTCATTGAGCCTTCACGCACGCACCTTTGCGCGGATATCCGACACAAGCTGGCATACCCGTGAAGGGCTAATCCCAAGAATCGCAGCGATCATTTCCTGAGTCATGCCATCGTGGTAGTGCATCTCAAAGATACGGCGGTCGCGCCCGTCGAAGATGTTGACGATCCAGTCGGCTGCGTCTTCGCTTTCGGCAACCTGTAGCGGGCATGGGGCTGGATTCTCCAGCGTCTCGCCGATGCTGGTACGCCCATCACTCAGCAAGTCCTCGAAGGACACGACAGTGGCCTCGGGCACGCCCTTGGCGCGATATCGCCGCGAGACGTGACCGTTATTCCGTAGGTGGTCAAGCATCTCGCCGCGAATGCGGATCTTGGCATAGGCGGCGAACGGAACGCCACGGCTCAGGTCGAACTTCAACGCGGCCTTGACGAGGCCGAGATTACCAGCGCCGACAAGCTCATCCCGTTCTATCGACTTCGGCAGGATGCACTTGAGCCCTGACGCGGCGTACTTCACCAACTTCTGGCCGTCAATGACTAGCTGCGCTTGCTTTCGCGTCACGGCGTCCCCTCACTCCCCCGAAATCTTCTCCGCCAACGTGTCAAGGATCGTCTTGAACCTGTCGCCCTCTATGAGGAGTTCGGCTTTGAGGGCGGCGAGGATGGCGCGGCTGGCGTCGCGTTCACGCACCGCACCAAGCAAGTCCGTCTCGCTACGCGCTTGCCGGTCAGTCAGCGACTCGAAGGCTTCCTTGGTATCGTCGCGCTCTTTGCGGTAGCGGTCATGATTCGCCATTGTCACGGTGTGCGATTCCCGCTCCTCGCACAACTCCTTATCCTTGACCTCAAGCGCCGTCTCCGTTTCCTCGAGAGACGCCTTGACGGACATGAGGTTTTCGATCTCGGCATCCTTGTCCGACGCGAGTTCACGCAGCTTCACGTTGGTGTCTGAGCTTTCGGCAAGCTCGGCGTCCTTGGCTTCAACCGCAAGGCGCATTCTGGCGATTTCAGCGTCAGCGTTATTGACGTGCGTCATAGCCTCTTCGAGTTCGGCGTTTGCCGCGTCAAGCGTCTTTGTCAGCGCCGCGTTCTCGTCGCGCCGGGCGTCGAGTTGCGATGTGGCGGCTTCTAGGCGTGTGGACATCTCGGCGCATTCGGCGCGGACGGCGTGGTAGGCGTCCTTGGCCGCGCGGTATGCTCCATCGGCCTCTTTGAGCTTTTCGTTTGCCGCATCGAGTTTGACGCTCATGCCGTCGAGTTGACCCGACAGTTCTTCGCGCCTCTTGTGGCTT